GTTAGACAAGTATCTATATGATGCTAACAATAGACCAGCATGAAACGGTGTACCATTAATATAGAATGTTAATTTTAAATTACCTTTAACAAGGTAAAAATTATCTAATTTCTTAATAACGGCCGGATTGCTCAAAAATAAATGCAAAGGGTTGAGAGACAAATTAAAAGATGTCCCTACTGCCCAAGTACTAGTATGTATCTGAACTTTCCGTTCCAAAAATCTCTCAATACCTGCATTGAATGATATACCATCATCTGTTGGTAAGAGTTTTTGTGTAGTGGATTCTACTGCCATGTGCATACTATTATTAGCATGAATGGAAGTAGTGGTTGCCGCAGTCTCACTCATGGGGACTACGGAAAAATAAGCAATAACGTCTGCTTTAACGAGTGGAATACCACTATTTAAAATAAAAGAATCCATAATTCATTTTATAAAGCCGCAAAAGGCTATAGGAATGTTGAGACTAAGGCTTACCTATATATCCTTAGAAGGTAGTTTTCGTACTATAACGCTTAATTTTGGTATGATTAAGAACATAACACATATAATAACCAGAGGTTAATTGAACCGTAAAACGCCAATCTCCTCCTTGAAATTATATATTGTGTTGAGTACCGCTCACCACGGGAGTTGTAACCGTCTCCACGGACTAGTGCGCATAAGCGCTATTCATCCAATGACATAATGCGGTCGAGGGATTCATCTGTTCCCAAAACCCATTCCAATGTCTTATCATAATTATAATAATGTGATTGAATAAAAAATCTTTGTACTTCTGGAAATTCACTAAAAATTTCACTCATCTTAAAAGTAAAACTATCAAAGATCTCTCTACCATGTAGACTCCATTCTCTACGAGCAGATAAGTAACTTTGGGCAAGTTGCTCTTCATGACTAATATTACCTCTATCAACAAACATACATAAACTTTTAAAGCTACTTTTGAGAGCTAGAGGACCAATATATCTATCAGAAATAGCACAATATTTAAAAG